TCTTTAACAGGCTCGGTTGCAGTCTTTTTTGCTTCTTTAGCTGTAGCTTTAGGAGCTTTTACAGACTTTACAGGAGTACCTTTGTCTTGATCATGCTTGTCATTGGTATTGTCTGTAGGGGCCTTTGACTCATGCTCTTTACCAAGATTTAAAACGGCGTCAGTGATCTTGTCCTCAATCTTTTGAGATACAACAATCATCTGCACAGCATCAAGATAGGCCATTTGTTTCTCATTAAGCTCTTTATTGATGTCTGACTTTAAGCTTAAAGAAACTCTGTCAAAGAACTTTGATGCTAATTCTTTTGCGTTTTCAATCTCAGTGTTAAGTTTTCTATACTCATTTGCCTTTAAGGTAAGAGTTGAGATTTCAATATCTGATACTTCGAGAGATAAATTTAGTGTTGCCATTTCAGAATACCTGTAACTAGATAAATCTATTTGTTGATTAAATAATAGATCACTCTAGTAAGAGTATCAATAGATAAATCGAGTAATAAATAATATGTTGTATTTACTTGATTGAAAAATAAAGGAATTTAATTAAAGGAAAGCTGCTTAAAATTTGATTTGATTTAATAAATTTATTTACAAAAGTAATAAATAGTATTATAATATAAGCACGTTCAATGAGAACGGGGACTCGAAAGAGATGTTCAACTAACGGAGATATTCAAATGGATGAGAATGATTTAACTTTACTGTTAACTATCCTTTGGATACTTTCTAGCAAAAGTAATCAAGAGAAAGCACTAACCCTGTTTAACCTGATTAAAAGCTTAAGCTAGAAAGCAAGGTGGGGTGAGAGCCCCACCTACTCCGATTATAGGACATTAAATCATGGATGGAAAGTTATATAAACGTTTAAGAATGGCACTGGGCTTAACTACCAGTGAACTAGGTGAGAAAGTTGGTGTTGGTAGTAATTACATCTCAATTATGGAGAATGGAAAGAAACCTGTATCAGAGTTACAGGCAATGAAGCTTAAAGAACTAATTGAACAGCGTTACAAAGAGGGAGATGATTGCTTTAATATCTTAAAAGAGATCTTTAATAAGTAATCATCAGCACGCAGAGTCAACATACTGCCATATAAAGCATGCGATGCTAACTACAGCTAGCACGATGTTATACCACTTAAGAGGTGTATTAGGGCCATCAAGGCCGTTGATTCTGCGTAAAAAGTTAAACAGCTGAAATACAAGATTTGAGATAAATCCAATTATCAGTACGGTAAGAAAACACAGTAGAGGTGTGTCTACTTTGTGCATGTTAGAAAATATCGATGCTGATAATGAAGCACCACCAACAAAGGTAACAACTATAGAAGCGAAGATACCTAACACTGTAACAGATTCGGTTTTTTGCTTCTTCAACAGTTCGTCATGCTGTTTGATCTTTGCTGCGTATTCATTAGCAGTATTTTGAACATCAAATGATTTTGATTCAAGAAAAGAGGCTCTTTTATCTAGTTGCTCAAATTGACTTTCAAAAAATGACACTCTGATAAGTTCTAGATCAAGATGATCTTTGAGCTTTTCTAAACTTCTGCGTGTTCTTTTGTATGTTTCATCTTCAAATTCATTTCTATGAAGTAAACTTAAGATATTTTCACTAGTAAGCAGTAGAACATCTCTTAAAACGTCTTTATCAACATTATTAAAAAAGTATTGTGTAAGAGAACCATAGCTGTGTCTCCACCCACAATCGTATATATCAATAAAGCGCTTTACAACATCATTATAATCTTGTTCTTGAAGTTCTTTACTTCCTAGTTGTCGTATAAGCTCAGTTAGCTCACCTTGCTTTCTTATATTCTCTTGTTCAGTCATGTCTTAACTTAAAGCCTCAGTTAACTGTGAAGCTTCAAGCTTAATAAGATCAATTGGAATGATATTATTAGCTTTTTCTACGTAGCATCTTTCCCATGCTCCACCTTTTCTGTGAGACTTTTCTACTAACTCCCAAGGTTGCATAGTTAGAGCTTTATCAATACATTTATTTACGAAATCAGGCACCTGTATATCAGTAGCTATGCCTTGTGCTGGAGTTAAAATTGGCATTGCAGCATTTAAGCAATAAGCATAATAAACATCTCTAATTACAGGGCCAAACTTCCAAGCTTCAAAGTCAGAATCTATTAGCTTACTGTTAAGCTTAGAATCAATGAGAGATTGTATCTGTAAGAAATATAAGATCTTCTGTAGTCTCAGGTTAGTAGTAGGCTGTCCTTTAAAAAGACAGTAATTTACTACATATCCAGCAAGTGCAAGCGCATTCATAATTTACATTTCCTTTGTAGCTCGTCTTATTCTATTTCCTACAGCAATAAAATGGCGTTGATATCCTAACTTTTCTTCTTTGTTAAGATTACTTTTTAGATTTAATCTCTAAAGAAGCACATTCTCTCATGTTTTTTATCATGTTCTGTGTAACTTCTTTGTTTAATGGGTTAATACAAAAGCCACCATTTTTAAGCGCTATCACAGGATCTTTTGCTTTTGGTGTATAGGTAAATTGCATATACATAACAAGCCTCCGTGTTTCTCCTAGTGTTATCTTAAATTACTTTGTGTCTTTATTAAAGTATTGATTTAATAGTATTTGATTATACTCAAAATATTAATTACCTATTATTTCACAAAAATAGAAATCAAAATTTGTTTACAACCCACCACTTCCCGACTTATCTATGACACGACCGATGATGCGGAAGTTGATCTCATCACCTTTGTGTATAGTTTCATCTGGATACTGGGGGTTCTCGGAATGAATAATTAGATCACCATTCATTAACTGTATTAGGCGCTTTACTCTTACTTCATCACCATAGACGATAGCGTAAACATGGTTATTATGTATGGGGCTTGTATCAGCCATATTTACTAAAATTCTATCATCGGGAAAAAGAATAGGCTCCATGCTGTCACCTGAGACAATAAATCTTTTACAATGCTCAGGATTCACACAAATACGCTGAAACCATGATCGGCGATACGTCGCAGGCACACTCTCTGTCTGTTCTTCATAAGTAGGTTCACAGCCATTACCTGCAGCACATCTAACACCGTACTCTTTAATCTGCACATAATCATCTGATGGAGTTTCATCATCATCCAATGCAACTACAGGATCACCCTCAGGTTCACCTTTACCGGTGATGAGCCATATCTGATTTAATCCTAGTAGCTTACTAACTTTTAATGCATTCTCTGAACTTAAATTTTTTACTTTGTCACTACACCACATGCTAACTGTAGATGACTTACATCCTGTGTACTTGCATAAGTCAGCTTGTGTCTTACCTGCTTTTTGTAATCCATAGCGGATTCTCTTACCTAAAGAAGAATAATCTGCCATACGTTGCCTCATAAAAATAACTAGATATACCTACTATTTTATAATATTTCTCAAAAATTTGCGCTTGCATACTTGCATAGATTTATCTATCATTAAATACATAGAAATATCTAGATATATGGTTGTTTTAAATGGGAAAGATTACTAATACTTTTAAAGGTGAGTTCGCTGAAAAATTGATTGCCCAGTTAGGTGGTGTAAATCAAGTCTCACGAGAGTGTCATATTAGGACATCTTCTGTCTGCTCTTGGTATAAAAGCGGAGTACCTAGAGCGCGCCTTGACTTTCTTAAGCTAGCACATCCTGAGCTCCCTGTATGGGCTGAAGCTCCTGACTGGAACAAAGAACCTTCTACCTTATCAAAGTAAGGAGAGTTATATGGACACAATTACCTCGTATGTATCAGATGATTTGATGCAGTTGGAATTAGCACCAGCTCCAAAGATTATCTTGGTTGCATTGTCTACTTTTAAGAATGGCTATTATTCAACAATGAATAACCTGGCTCTTAAGGTTAATATGCCCCGTAGAACTATACAACGCTCTTTAAAGACCTTAAAAGAGCGCGGTTACGTATACATTGACGAAACTGACGTTGGCAACATCAAGCTTTTAACTACCAACATCATGAAAGATGCTGAGAAAGTTCGTGTTGAAGCTATGCAGCCTTCTTTGATTAAAAAGATGCAAAAGAAGTCAAAAGCCAAGAAAGTTGATCCTGTGGAAAACTCTGTTGAGAGGGTGACAAATAGTCACATGGGTGCGACAAATTGTCACAGGGGGTGCGACAATTTGTCACACTCCTATAATAAAGATCTAAATATAGATAAAAATAAATATATATATAGATCTGATCTTAATAGTAAGAAGCAAGGGGAAGTTTTTGAAAATCAGGCTCACGAGCTTGAACTTCAGGAACAGACTGTTGCTCAAAAGCCACAAAATCAAAAAGTCAGAATCGTCAAAAAGAACGTTCGTGGTATTGAGCTCTTTATCACCTATGATGAGCGCGGTGAGATGATCAACAGTGAGTTTGTTGATTATGAACATGCTTTTGACAATATCGATGAAAAGAACAACAAGAACGAGGTTATCACTTCAACTCTAAGACAGACCCTTAGTGATGTTTACAAACTGTCAGCATCAGACGTAGAGCAGTTAATCGAGAAGATGCACTCTTACTACGTCAAAGACGGTACATGGAGATATCAAAGAGGAAACCGTAAAGAGATCTCAATATCTCAGCTCTCAAAGTTATGTGTGTACTGGGTTAATAATCTTAAGAAAACTCGACAAAGATTTAAGCAGCAAAGTGACTGTGTTTACGAAGAACCACAGTACTCTGTTGCACAACAAGATTCATGTACGTTGTCACAACCCACATCTTTAGCTAAAAACCGTGATAGTGACAGCGTGCATGGATGCCAAGACACAGGTAATACTCAAATGCAGATGCCTAGTGTGCTTACCAATGAAATGCTTGCTAACAGCGAGTATATGTCAGCGCTTATAGCTCAATATGGCGCTGATGCAGTCAACAGACAGGTATGGAGAGGTGTTTTTTAATGTACGGTAAAGATTTCGATTATGACAACATTCCACCTGACAGAAGGTTGCCTATACCTCCTGAGGCTATTGAAGAGCCTAGTGAAAGTAACAAGTATGGCTCAATCTTTCTGTACAGAAAAGAATATCCAAACGAAAAGGTGGGCAAAGCCATTATCTTGGATTTTGAGACTACAGGCTTAGACAGGTTTAATGATGATCCTATCGAGTTAGGTTTTCTCAAAGTTACCTACTCAAAAGAAGACGGTAAGATTTTCCAAATTACTGACAAGTACCAGGGATTTAAGCAGCCTAAAAAAGAAATCTCTCCAATGATTACTGATATCACAGGTATTACCAATGAGATGGTTGCTGGTGAAGATTTTAACTATGCAAAAATCTTTAAGCTGTTCTCAGATGTAAATCTTGTGATATCTCACAATGCTGCATTTGACTGTCCGTTCTTTGACAGAATCTTCAAAGACAGTGAACCAATGCGCAAGATACCTTGGGCTTGCTCAATGATTGGTATTGATTGGTTAGGTTATGGTTATAAATCATGTGGCCTTGTAAAAATAATTGCTCATAATCGTTTTATTTACAAAGCTCACAGAGCATTAAACGATGCTATGGCTCTTACTAACATGCTGGTGTTACAGCCACAGCTCTTTATTGATTTAAGACGTTCTGCTGCTAACAAGTTCACAGTACTGGCTGTACCTGAGAGCACACTTAAGAACAATGAGAAAGATCGTGAGACTATCTCAAAAATGGGATTTTTTAAAACACGTGATTCAAACGCTCTTATCAGAGTGATTACTCCAAATGTTAAAGCTAAAGCATTAGAGATCATCACAGGTAATACAAATCTCACATTGAAAGATCTTGTAATCATCCCAAATGTACCTGCAGATAAGGCTTTTAGAATGTACCAAATTGACGGAATTTAGGAGTGCTTATAAGTCGAGCGCGTAAGGAAGGTAAATGCTAACTAAGTACATCATAGAAGCAATACAGGATGGTTACTCATCTGATTTTTTAAGTCTTCTGCACAACTACGGTTTATGGGCACGTTATTTTGGTGCTGTAGGGTATCACTGCCCTGCAACTGCCCATGAAGACTATATCATCGACGATGAGAGTGCACTTATTGTTGAAGCTTGTATGTGCTGGTTAAAGCAAACACGACCTCAGGTGTACAAGTTGTTCTCAATGTACTATGTTCGTGGTCTTGATGAGTATGACATCTTGTCAGTACTTAAAGAGCATGACCACAGCATTAGAACACCAAGAGCGCGTTTCAAAGACAGATATGATGCTACTCCATACGATAATGCTATACGCTACCTTACAGGCAGGGCAGTGAGAGATGTAATCATCCTGGGCGAAAAGTTAGTTCTTGCGCATCTTGTACAGGTATACAACCAAGAGCATGAGACACCTCTTAATGTAGATTGCGTTAAGGAGTGTTAATGAGAACTTTTGTATATAACGGCATTGAATACCGCTCTCTATGTGAGTGCTGCAGCGCTTTAAATCTCTCTTATCAGAAAGTCAGACGCTTATGCAGACATTACAGACGCGCTCAAAAAGATCCTACTCTTGCTATACGCTGGGCATTAGGTATAGAGCACATGTCTCACCTTGAACCTAAAACTGTTGCTTACACTCAAGATCAGGAAAGAGCTAACTTTAGACAGATGAAGTTTAAAGAGAAGATGCTACATAGCTTTATAAATGTGTAAGCTTTCATAATTTTTCTTTATAAAAATACCATCACAATGAGAGATGTAATATGATCCGTAACCAGGTAAACAACACTAATCAGGATCTTTATATGAGAGTATCTCTAGATAAAGCTGTAAAGGCAATCTACTCAAATGTGAAGTTAGAACAAATCATAAATGAAGCTATTGCCAATTCGATAGATGCCAATGCCACATCAATACAGATTGAAATAACAGGTAAGCTACCTTCATCTAAGAATGGAAATATTCAAAATTTAGGTATTACCATTAAAGATAATGGTAATGGTTTTACTGAACAGTCTCTTAAGCGATTTATCACTCTCTACGATCCTCAGGATGATTTTCATAAAGGTGTTGGAAGATTAGCCTTTAAAAGAGCATTTAAAAAGGTTCAGATAGAAAGTGTTAATGTCAATAATGGAGAAGTTGAATTTGAGTTTAATGACAAACTTGAATTGGAAAAAATTAAAAACAACGATGGTAGTAACAAAGAACAATGCACTGTTATCTCTCTATCTGATCCTGTAAGTGATATTCAAAATATCAAAACGAGTAACTTTAGCAAAGAGTATTTAAAAAACGCTGTGCTAAAAGAGTTCTTTGTAACTTTGCTCAGCTTAAAGCAAAACAAGAAAGATATTACAATATCCATAACAACAAATTTTGTTGAGGAAAACTCATTAAACAAAAGAACTCCAATCACAACTTTAATCACATGCGCTGATATACCTGATCTTAATGCGACAACTCTAAATCTTGACACTCCAGTAATAAATAATGTCAAATCTTACCAGTGTTTTTATCAATTTGCTTCAAAAGCCATAGAGGATGGATATAGCTTTATTGCAATCAGTGTTGATAATAGAAGTGTTCAACTAGATGAACTAAAAAATGCCTCTTTTGCTGGTCAAAGATGTATTTTTATTGTTTATGATGAAATATCAGATACTAAAACCGATGTATGTAGAACAATACCTACTTTTAAGAATCCAAAAATAAAAAGTGATCTACAAAAGGCTATTACTGAGAAAATTAACTCTTTGGCGATCAGTGAAATTAAGGATTTTAAGATAAAATCTGAAAAGTCATATTTAGACTTGGTAGAACAGAAACCATTTATTGCCAACTTTGTTGATAAAGATAAATTTGGCTTGTTCCAGGTTGATGATATCGAGAAGGAAGCATATAAAAAACAAATGGAAGCTAGAATGAGGTTCTTTGATATGGATGTAAAATCCATGTCAGAAACTGAATTTGCCAAAAGATATGCTTTTGCCAAAGACATATTTGCTGAATATGTAATGAGCAGATTTAAGGTTCTTGAATTTATTAAGTCAACTAATGAAAAAGACAAAGAATCAGTAATTCATAACTTGTTAGTTAAGCAACGGGCGGTTATTGAGTCCGAAAAAGAAAACATCTCTTGCATGAATAATCTGTGGCTTTTTGATGAGCGTTTTTCTACTTTTGATTACATATACAGTGATAAGACAATATCTGATCTCTATCAGAGAATGGAAAAATCAAAATTGATTAATTCTTATGAAAAGCAGAACAGACCTGATATTGCAATAGCTTTTTCAGATGATCCTAAAAAACATGAAGTAAGTTTAGATTTAGTAATCATTGAGATTAAAAAGAGAAACTCTGATTATAGTTCAATCTCAAGTCTAGATACCGAATTATCAAATAGCGCAAGAGCATTTGCTTCTTACTTTAAACGTGTGAACAGGATTTGGTATTACGGTGTAGCTGATATAAAAGATGAATATGTTGGTCAGATAAGAACAGCCCAGTATGTGCCATTGTTCTCAAAAGGAAAGTGCTTTTGCAAAACAACAGATGTGTTCGATACACTAGGTAAAGAAGTAGTTACAAAAGCAGATTTTTACCTTTTGGATTATTCTGCAGTCTTAAACGACGCAGAAGCAAGACTACAGTCATTTAAAAGAGTTTTGTTAAAAGCTTTTAAGGGTAAAATTTAGTGATTTTAATCACACTTTAAATTTATTTTTGCCCTATTTTGTGTCAATTAACAATTTTATTAAACTTTATTTTATTACTTTTCAATAAGTTAGTAGTTTTATATAAAACGGATCGTTAACGGATCGTTTTTATGAAATACACTTGTAAACAATACAGTGGATTAGTGTGATTACAAGGTAAAAGCACTGATTTAATGTATTACATACGAGATAATTTAGTGTGAAAAACCTGCCTCTTGGCAGGTTTTTTCGTATATGGAGAAAGGCAAATGTTGGATAATATATTGCAGTTGCCTTATTTCCATTTTATTCTTGCAGGAATTACAGGCGCACTAATAGCCTTCCTTCGTTCTACTCTACAGCAATATCCCCCTACAACCAAAGAGCGCGTATTAGATGCCATATTATGTGGTGCTGGTACATTGTCTATTACATGGCTTGCATGGAGATTTGGCACCGAGAAGTTTAACTACAAAGATGCAATAGCGTATGCAATTCCACTTGGTTTCTTAGGCTCTGGTCATATCTTCGAGCTTATCTCCAAGAAATACCTTAAAGGAGCAACAAAATGAGAAATAACTTGTTGCACTTTGGAGCTTATGCTTTTGAATTTGGTTTTGCTTTAATAGCAGCTATTGCTGGCGTACCAATGGTATATGCACTCATAAGTGTGATCTGCTTTATCTGCATTTGCCTTTGGAGACGGTAATGAAAGCATCCCCTTTAGAGACTGTTGAACAACAGAGAGTTGTTGCATGGGCAGAACATCAAAAGATAGGAAATGACACTATTGGTCAGTTCTTATTTGCAATACCAAATGGGGGCTCAAGGCGTAAAACTACAGCAAAGTTCTCTCAAGAAGCCTATCGCATGAAACGTGAAGGCGTAAGAGCGGGTGTTCCTGATCTTATGTTTGCAGTTCCCAAGCAAGGTTACGCAGGTCTATTTATAGAGATGAAGAGAGCTGTTAAAAGCATGTCTCATGTTTCTGATGAACAAAAAATATGGCATGAGCGTTTAGCAAGAGTTGGTTATAAGGTTGTCATCGCTTATGGCGCTGACGAAGCTATTCAATCTATATGTGAGTATCTAGGCTATGAGTATGCAATCAAGTGATAATTGTAAGGATTTAATCAAGAGCTTTGAAACCTACTCAGAAAGTGCTTACAAAGCTACAGAGAATGAGAAGTACTACACCATCGGTTATGGGCATTATGGCTCGGATGTAAAAGTAAGTGATAAGTGGTCACTTACTAAAGCAGAAGCTGTATTTTCTCAAGATCTAAAGAAGTTTGAAAAGGCTCTTGTTGCAGCAGTTGACGCAGATGAGATTGAAGTTAATCAGAATCAGTTTGATGCGCTTTTAAGTTTTACTTACAACTGTGGCATTACTCGATTAACTAATTCAAGCTTATGGAAATCGTTAAAGAGTGGTGTTCCTAACTCTGATTTGTTTTTACAATACAAATCACAAGGTGGTAAGTATTTAGCAGGTCTCTTACGCAGACGAGTTGCTGAAATTTACTTGTTTGAAGGTGCAGATTGGCATGAAGGTAATGATCTTGTGCTTGAGTATGTTCGCATCAGACGAGCTAACAATATCATGTTAAAAAACACCGGACAGCAGACTATTGATGCTCAGGTTTATCTAAAAGTTGATCATTTAGATGGATTGTTGAGTTTTGTGGCTAAACATGAGTAATGAATAAGTGTTAGGTGCTAGTTACACCATGTAATTGGTATTTATCACACCTTCTTTGCTGTCAGAAGTAAAACAGGCAGCTCACACTTAAGAACTGTTTAGAAGAACCTCTTCCCCCATGTTTTCTTTTAGATAGTTCTTAAGTGTGAAGTAAACTTTTATGATATGTAACTAATCTTAGGTGTTTGCTTCACACCTTAATAGCAAGAATCGCAAGACTCTAAGAAAAGAATTTAATATTTTTAATTCTTAACTTGATAATGTGTATTATAGTGTGTATAATTTTATATATAACTTAATTATTGTGAGGTCAAGCTAATGAGCAGTGATGAACTGATTAAGTTATTAAAGGCAAACGGCTGGGTGCTTGTTTCTTCAAAAGGTGACCATTTCACTTTTAAGCATCCTAATTATGCAAAAATAATAACCATTACACATCCTAGAAAGGATATGAAAAAAGGTTTATTACATAGCATTTTGAAAACTGCAAACCTTAAATAACACAAAAGAAGAGATTGAAATATATCTCTTCTCTAGTGATTAGGAGTTTACATATGAAGTACTACATTGCTATAGAGCCAAAAGATGCAAATAATGAAGATTATGGTGCTATGCTTTTGGATTTTGAGGGCTGTACTGCTCAATCAGAAACTTTAGATAAGCTATTGATTGATATTGCAGAAGCTGGAGAAGAATGGGCAAAGGTTGCAAATGAGAATAATATAGATATTCCTCAACCTAGCGATATTGAAACTTTAAAAACAAAATATCCTAATTTAGATGATTTTGTTTTAGGTGTCGTTGATTTAGATTTATCAAAATTAACAGACAAAGTAGAAAGAATAAATATTACTTTATCATCAAAAGTGTTAAGACGTTTAGATAGGTTAGCTCAATCTATTGGAGAAACTAGATCGGGTTATATAGCTAAATTAGTTACACATAGTTAACACTTTATTTGCTCAAAATAAGGGTACTCGTATGGGTACCCTTTTTTTATTGCTTATTCTGTTCTCATGACTTCTCTCTTGAACAACTAAGTTTTTTTAGTGGTATTTGATATGAACTTTTGTGAATACTTTAATGTTAAAGAGTCATATCAAGTGCCAGAAAAGCTTTTAAATTTTCTTTTACAAGATCCTACAGAGTGTTTTGAGTCGTATGTAAAAGAGCATGATCTTTCTAAAGATGAGTTAATGGCTGACTTTCAGCTAGACGATGCAGCTCGAGATAGTTTAAAGCAAGACTTTACACCTGAAGGGATTGCAGAGCTTTCTGCAAAGCTATTACCTTCAAATTTTGAGAGTGCTGCTGATATATGCTCAGGAACTGGAGCGTTAACAATTCAATTATGGAAAATTAACCCGTCCGCTTATTTTCACTGTGAAGAGTTTTCTGAGCGCACAATTCCTTTCTTGCTGTTTAACCTAATGGTTAGAAATATTGAAGGCGAAGTGCTTTGTGGTGACTCTCTTACTCAAGAATATAAGCATGTGTATAGGCTTACAAAAGGTTCTCAATTCTCGGTACTTGCAGAAGTTGAAACTATTGAGTCAAAACCATATGACGTGCTTATAAGCAATCCGCCTTACTCGCTAAAATGGACTCAAGAGAATAGATCTTGTTATAAGTATGGAATTGCTCCGACAAAAGCAGCAGATTACGCATTTGTTCAATATGGCTTAAGTTTATTAAAAGATGATGGTAAAGCATGCTACATCTTACCTCATGGCGTTTTGTTTAGAGGTAATTCCGAAGGTGACATCAGACAAGCCTTAATTAAAGATCATATTGTAGATGCAGTTATTGGCTTGCCTAATAATTGTTTTATGTGCACTTCTATTCCTGTACATCTTTTAGTATTTGACAAAAAAAAGACTCAGGATCTTTTAGTTGTTGACGCAAGTTCCTTATGTGAGAAAAGGGGTAAATTCAACAAAGTTAATGAAGAACATATCAACAAGATCTTGGGCTTATATGCCTTAAGAAGTGAAGTTGAAAAGTTAGCTCATGTTGCTACTTATGAAGAAGTTGTAAAGAATGACTTTAACCTCAACATCCCAAGATATGTAAATTCTTTTGAATACACTCCACCGCCACCACTAGCAGAGACAATAAACGAATTAGTTTTAATAGAAGATGAGCTGTTTGATAATCAGCAAAAGTTATTAAAAAACATATCTACCTTAAAAGGATTTTCTTTAAAAGAACAACAGGCAATTGAAGCATGGAAATGGTCCCTTACAATGCATGGTGCGATTTTGAACGAGGAGTTACCGGCAAAACCTATAAAGCAGGATGCTGCTATGTAGCTCTATCAGCTTCATCTGAAAAAGTTAATCGCATTGATACGGATTCAGTTCTTGAGGATGCTACACGCTGGTGTGTCTTTATTCCTAAAAAATACCCAGCTTGCTTTTATGAACTTCTTTCTTCAATAGCTTGGCCTCTTTTGTATGCTAAGTGTAATCAAGGTATTAACTTTAAATTTGAACATATCAAGTTTTTGGAGTTTCCTAAAGTTGAAAGCTCTGTGTTACCTATTATTGAAAAAAGCCTAATCGAGTTAAATCAAGCTATATCTAAAGTTGAAAGAGATATCCAACTATCCAAAGATATGAAAGAGTTCTTTATGGATAAAATGTTCATATGACTTCTCTTGAAACAACATTTTTAATCATCTATCTGATGTTCTTTGCTTTCTTTGTCATAGGCTTAATTAAGCTCTCAATTGACTATAAGAAATATTCAAAGAAAGAGTTTCATGCTCAGGTTGCAAGCTATCTTGTACTGCTTGCAATGTTAATAGGTTTAATTGCTTACATAATCTATGGATCTTAAATTACAGCTAATTACTGCTACTCTGTGTCTCGCTATTGGCGCTTGTTTCGGCGTGACTGTTACCGCCAAACATTACAGAGCTGAAATTATTAACCTACAGGCTCAAGCTATTAGAACTGAGCAGGATGCATTAGTTAAGCAGCTTAAAACTGAGCATGAATGGCAGACTAAACAGGAACAGGCAGACAAAGAGGCTAATGATGAGCTTACAAAGATTAAGACTAAGTATGATACTGCTGTCGCTAAGCTTCATGCTTACAGCATGCACACAGACAGTAGCAGTGCCAATAGAACAGCATTGTCCTCAGATTCCTCCACTTCCAGAGAAGCTAAAGCAACCTGTGACTGTGGACAGCTTAGACGAGACAGAAAAACTCTTGCAGAGTATGTCCTTAAGCTGTCTGCCAAGTGTGATGCGATCGCAGTTGAACGTAATGAGTTAAGCAAGAGATATAGCTCATTGCAATAAGGTGACATCATGCTTACATTCTTGCTTGTACCCATTCCTATCATTGGACCTTTAGTAATGTTGGATTAGTTTTATGCTTAATTATAGCGCAAATTTTTCTGTAAAGATTGCTGTAGGTACTGTGACGGAGCATTGATGAGTGCGGGTGGCAAGACGCCCGAAAATCGACTAGCTACATAGATTTTAAAAAATGGGCCGCCCATGCCAATTTGGATAAAAAAAATGAAAACAAAGCTGTTTGCTGTATGTTTAATCGCATTTGGCGCTATATTATTTAACCTTGCTTTTAAGATTGTTTTGCCTTTGATTCTTCCTCTTTTGTTTGAGACAGAGAAGTTTTATTTGAATGGCAATCTGTACTTTTCTTTTTCAGAGTTGAGCTTTTCAGGTTTTGTTGTTGCTGTTCTTTTGGGGTATATGATTTGTTTTCTACAAAATCATATACATAAGAGCTAGCTTCAACAATGTAATCGTCAACTTTATCAAGTCCGTTTTCTAAGTAATGTGAGCAAATTGTTGCAAATATGAAAGTAATAACTGGATTATTGGATATAAACTTTTTTATTGAGTTTGTTGTTTGCTTAAGATCTTCAATATCAGTTTGAGTTACATCAGATAAAGATAAACCTTTAATAAAAGCCTTAAGTTCATCGTCATTATAGAAATTTGCATCATATAGAATTTGATAAAAGGAAACCGGATCGCCAATTTTTTGGTATTTTGCAATTATTTTCTTTAATACAATTTCTGAATATAAAGATAGCTTATTAAAGCCATTAACAAAATTGAAAACATAATGTAATTTGTTGTCTTTTAGCATGTCGCTTAATACAGGATCTTTCTTCATTTTATTTATATAAATATCAAGCAGTTCCTGTTTACTCATTACATTCTGATTGATAATCATCGAATTTATGAACTTACAACTTTCTTTTGACATTACAAGTTCATTTATTCTTTTACATGCTATCTGAGCAACCTCTATGAACATTTGAATTTCTTTACATAAATCTAGTTTTTCATGTTTTTTCATTTAGCACCTTAATCAATGGTATACACCGATACTATATCACAGCAAAAACTAGCTGATACCTTGCATATATCAAGGATCCAAGTTCGCAGATTTGTCGAAAATGGAACCTTTATTCTTGACGAACATAAAAAGCTAAGTCTGTCACAGGCAAAAGAGGCTTACGAAAGATATCGCAAGACCTTTGAAGCAGAACAGCTAAGCAAAAAGAGAACAGCTGCTAAGAAAGCTTTAGAAGGTATTGCCCCCCAAGATCCAACATGTTCTGACTTTGCTCAAGTATATAAACGTTGGGTAAATAACGTTGAGGCTGATCCTGTATCAGTTCTTAACTCAGCTAAAGCTTACTATACAGCCGTACTGGCAAAAGAAGAGAAGATTAAGCTAGATGCTTTAGAGCGTTCCCTTATTCCTGTAGAGGAAGTTGACGCTGACGCTGAAAAGGTCGGTAATTTAATCCGTTCAAAATTAACCACATTACCTTCACGTGTATCAACCATGTGTGAAGGAAGAACCGCAAGAGACATTGAGGAGATTTTATCTGATGAAATCAACAATGCTCTTGAAGAATTGCACGAGCTATTCGTCAAATAGGTTCGCCAAAGGTTTAGCTAAGACTTTAAAGCCAAGACCAAAGCTTACAGGCTCTCAATGGGCTGATACCTACAGAATGGTAGCAGCAGGAACTTCTCCTGAGCCAGGTCTATGGAGAACAGCTCGTGTGCCCTACATGAGAGAGCCTTTAGATATGGCTACAGATCACTCTGTAGAGAAAGTTGTCATTATGGCAGCATCTCAGGTGGCTAAATCAGAGTTATTGATAAACGTTCTAGGTTATTACATCGACCAAGAGCCTTCATCAATCATGATGGTTCAGCCTACGGTTGAAGCAGCAGAGGCATTCTCCAAAGAAAGAATTGATCCTACCTTACAGGCATCACCTGCTTTAAGAGACAAGATGTCTCAACCTGTAGATAAAGAGAAAGGTAGAAGTCGTAAGGCAGGATCAACCATCCGCATGAAGAACTTTATAGGTGGTTATCTTGCTATGGTAGGTTCAAATTCACCTGCAGGACTGGCATCAAGACCTATTAGAGTTCTTTTAGCTGATGAGATTGACCGCTTTGGCTCAACCCAGGAAGGCGACCCTTTAAAACTAGCCGTACAGCGTACACAGAACTTCACAAACCGTAAGATAGTGTTTGTATCTACTCCTACTACCGAGGTAAGAGAAGGCGGTCCTACTATCTATTCGGAATTTATGAAGTCTGACCAACGTGAGTTTATGGTCAGGTGTCCTAAATGTGGTGAACGCTTTGAAATGTCATGGGGCAATGTTCATTGGGATAAAGACGGAACAGGAACTGTTGTAGAAGACAGTATCAGAATGGAGTGTCCACATTGTCATGCCAAAGTTCGTGGCAATGGTAAACCAGATCCTTATCTTCTTGAGAGTGGAACTTGGGTAGCTAAAGTACCGGAGGTTAAAACTGTTGGATATCATCTAACCTCTCTCTGCTCTCCATGGGTTGAGCTTAAAGATCTTGTGTCTGATTTTGTTGAAGCTAATCGCAAAAAAGACAAAGCAGGTCTCCAAGAGTTCATTAACTTAAAGATTGGCGAACCATGGCACGAAGATGAAGCTGACTTAAGCTTATGGGAGAAGTTGTCAGAACGTAGAGAGTTTTATCCTACGGCAGGTCTTCCAAAAGAGATCTTAATGTTTACCTGTGGCGTCGATGTTCAGCATGACCGTTTAGAAGCATCTATCTTTGGTTGGGCTAAAGATTACGAAAGCTATGGCATTAAGCATGTCATTATTCAAGGTGATCCTAAGCTATCTGAAGTTTGGTCAGCTTTAGATGTAACACTTATGGAAAAGTTCCAATTAGAAGATGGTCGTGAGCTAACTATCTCATGCACATTCATTGACTCAGGTGATGGTACTTTAACTGACAAAGTTTACCAGTACACCAAGCAACGTGAGCGTTCAAGAGTGTTCTCAATCAAAGGCTCATCAACTATTGGTAAACCAATTGTAGACAGACCAACCAACAACAATCGCTACAGAGCGCATCTGTTTGTTTTGGGCGTTGATGCCGGCAAGCGTCTGATTATGCAACGCTTATCTAATCAGGATATTGGTCCTAGCTTTGTTCACTTTCCTCGTGGTCGTGATAACGGCTTTACTGAAGAATACTTCAAACAATTAACCGCTGAGGTATTTGTTAGAAAGTATGAAAGAGGCAAAGTCTATGAAGGATGGAAGAAGATTAGAGAGCGTAATGAGGCTTTAGATTGCTATGTGTATGCAACTGCAGCACTTGAGCTTATGAAACCTACATATGAGCTGTATGTAGCTAATGCTAATGAAGGACCAAAACCTACTACCAAAAAGATTGCTAAAAAGAAACGTTCAGCTGTTTATTCAAGCATTGGTGATGAGATTTAAAGCATGACTACCAGTTATATAAGAGTAAGAAACAAGACCTATCGTGTTGTAGATGGTGTCAGATACCGTGAAATTGATGGTTATATCAGGAGTGAAGTGGTTGAAGAGCTTAAATCTCTTAGAAGTACCATGCAATCCGTTATGACAGGTGGGCAATCCTACACAATTGGAAGCAGAAGCCTTACAAGAATAGATCCAAATGCTTTACAAAACAGAGAAAAGTATTTGTTGAACCTTCTATCACAATTTGACAACGATTGTGGTGATGTAAGAACTCAGTTTGCTGTTCCAACAGAGTATTAAAGGCTAATAAATGAGCAGAATACATTCCCAAAGAGAAGCTTCAGGATATGCTAATTCTGGAGCAAGCAGAACAAAGAGAGCTTTTAGAGAATGGTTTGCAGAAGGTTTAGCTCCTGATGAAGATATTACTCGAAATTTACCCCTTTTAAGAGCGCGTAGTAGAGATCTTTACATGAGCTCTCCTCTAGCAGCAGGAGCAATTAAAACCATTACGTCTGGAGTTGTCGGCTCAGGTCTTATGGTTCATCCTCATGTTGATAGAGAAGTTTTAGGTCTATCTGATACACAGGCTACAGAGTGGGAAAAGAATGTAGAGCGCGAATGGCTGGCTTATTCCGAATCTACAGCATGTGATGCCCAACGCTCTATGAACTTCTACCAAATGCAACGCTTGGTATTTATGTCAGCTCTCATGAGTGGTGATTGCTTTGTTGCAATGCCTTACATTGAAAGACCTAACAGTCACTATAGCTTGAAGGGATATTTAATCGAAGGCGATAGAATATGCAATCCCACCAATAAATATAGTGCCGATTTATGCGATTTATCAAAAGATATACGAGAAGGCATTGAAATTGGCGATTATGGCGAGGCAAAAAGCTATTACATCGCAAAGTTTCATCCTGGTGATTATTCAGGTAAAAGAGCCAAGTTTAACGGTGATGATTTTGTAAAAGTTGAAGCTTATGGAGCTTCGGGAAGACACAATATTCTTCACATTATGGATTATGAACGACCAGGTCAAAGACGTGGAGTGCCTCTTTTATCTTCCGTTTTAGAAAATTTAAAACAGATTGAAAGATACGATTCAAGTGAACTTATGGCAGCTGTTATAAGCTCATATTTCACCGTATTTTTGAAAAAGAATCACCCGGCTGATGGAATTAATACAGATATTCCTTCATTAAATCAGGAAATAGAGGATATAGATCCTTCAACAATTCGACTTGGTCAAGGCGCTATTACCACTCTTCCTTCTGATACTGACATTGAAATTGCTAATCCACAGCGTCCAAACAGCTTATATTCTGCTTTTATAGAGACACAAGCTCGCATGATGGGCGCAGGTATTGATCTTCCTTACGAGATGCTTGTAAAGCACTTTATAGCTTCGTACAGCGCATCAAGAGCAGCTCAACTTGAAGCTAATAAAGCTTTCAGAATTAGAAGAGAGATGTTTGTAGGTCAGTTTATTAAGCCATTTTTTAAAGAATGGCTGTTAGAAGCTATCTGCAAAGGTCGTGTTAGTGCTCCAGGTGCACTTGAAGATCCTATGATTTTTGATGCATACACTCATATCAATGTCGTAGGTGACAGTGTTGGCTGTTTAGATCCTACCAAGGAAGTTCAAGCAGCGATTCTTAGAATTAACAATAACCTGAGCACAATTCAGCAAGAAGCCGGCGAATTGAACGGTATGAGTGCTGAAGATATCGCTTCTCAGCGTGAAAAAGAGCTAAAAATGTTTGAATTTATAGCTAAAGCTACTGCAAAGAGTGCTGATACCAATTCAAATACAGAAAATCAGGAAGAAAGCATAAAGAAAGATGAAGATACAGGAGATGAGGAGCAAGTAGATAATGCTGATTCAAATACAGACAAATGACGATGGCTCACAAGCTACGTTAGATCTTATAGGTACATTTGATAATGACGGCTTTTTTTCAGCAAGTTCTGATAAAAGTTTTGTATCAGAGTACAGAAAAATCTCACCAAATGCTGACATTACTATAAACCTCAACTCTCCAGGTGGTTCAGTAAACTCAGCAATGACGATTCGTAATCTTCTTGCTCAACATAAAGGAAAGATCACCTGTAACGTCTTAGGTTGGGCTGCATCCGCGGCAACTTTCATTACTTCACTTGCAAATGTCCATGTAAGGATGATGCAGGGCTCATTTTTGATGATCCATAACCCCTTAAATGTTGCTATGGGCAATCAGCATGCACTAAGAAAGCAAGCTGACAATTTAGAGCTTATTGCAAATTCAATGGCGAGAATTTATGCAGATAAGTCAGGCATGGATATTAACGAAATTAAGCGTCTTATGGATGCTGAAACATGGTTCTCAGCAGAGGATGCTGTTAAATGTCATTTAGCTGATGAACTAATACCTACTTCAAAAGTTGTAGCTCAAGCTGATACTGATGGAACACCAGTATTAGGAGGAGTTGCTTTAAGTGGTGGTTTAAAACATCCCCAAAATTTAGTCATAAAAGAGGAAAAAACAGATATGGCAGATATTAAAAATGCAACAAATCCTAATGTTGCAAACAAATTAACTGATGCGCAAGCTTCAGTAAAAAGCTCTGTGTCTAGTGCAGTTGCTATTACAAGCATTGAGCAGCTTAAATCACATTATCCTGAGCTTACCAATACCCTTGTAAATGATGCTGTAAATGCTGCACTTACTGCAGAACGTTCAAGATTAAAGTCATTGGATGCAATTAGAGATAAGAATCCACAAATTGTTGATAATGCTAAATATGTGACATTTGCTGATGCAGCTCAGACAGCTCTAGCTATTCTACAGCAGTCAGATCTAACTCAGCATAATAAAGCTGAAGCAGTTAAAAAAGATGCTGAGAATGTAGCTGACACTTTAAGCAAGCTTTCAGCTTCATCTAATCCTGATGCAGGCACTTCATCTGAAAATATGACAGGAACAGTTGCTGCTAGTCAGGCATGGATTTCATTAATGGAAAAGACAAAGGAGCTATAAGATGACTAAGCAATTGTATAGACGTATTGGTGAGTGGAAGCCTGATGATTTACTGGCAGATTCTCGCGATATCTACATTACTACTGATGAAGCTATCGACGCAGGTGCATCTTTTCACCGTGGTCAGATTGTTAAATATGATTCTACAACCAAGACTATTAAAGCGATGACTGCAAAGTCAGATATTCCTTTTGGTATTGTAGTTAGAGATGTTAACTGCTCAGAAAATGAAGACGAAAACGGAGACCTGTTTGCAACAGTCTATGTAAGAGGCTCTTTCAATGGTCAGTCTTCTTTATTAGATGCGGGTGCAATTCCTGCTGAAGACACATCTCATAAAGCCACTCCTCTAAGTTTTGAGGATTTTTATGTAGCGCTTCGTGAACGTGGAATCATTATTCGTCGAAATGTTAACTAACTGGAGCTTATTATGGCAGAACTAAATTATATTGATTTATTCTCAAGACAGACCTTAATGGGTGTCATTGAGAAAGATATTAAAACCCCTACTTATTTTAGAGACAGATTTTTCCCTGTTTTTAAAGAGTTTGATACTGAATCGTGCTTAATAGATGTCGTTGATCATCGTGACAGAGAAATGGCTAATTTTTCAGCTGTAGAAGGTAATGGTCATCTAAATACACCTAAAGGTTTTGTAACTGAAGCTTTCAATCCTGCATATTTTGATGAAAGATTTGTAGTTACAGCTCGCCAGTTAAAAGATCGTGCTCCAGGTGAAAATATTTTAGTAAACTCAATCAATGTGGATCGTAGAGCTGTCAGATTATCAGTTGCAGTTCGTAGAGGATTGGATCTGATTGATAAAAGAATTTCACGTAGAGAAGAGTATATGTGTATTAATGCATTACTCACAGGCAAAATTCAGGTAACCAATAAATCTCAAAATATCGGTGAATTTGATTTTTGGAAGTATTTAGGTTCAAATGAAAAGCCTATTACCAATTTAACTACAAAATGGAATGAGTCAAATGCTGATCCTATATCTGACTTACAGTTAGTTGCAGATAAAATGTCAACTCAGTCAGGTCGCCAGCCTCAAGATCTATACTTAGGACTAAATGCATATCAGGCTTTGTTAAAGTACCTGCAAACTGATAAAGGTCATAATCTATTTGATAATCAGCGTGTTGATTTAGGTAAGATCAATCCTCAGGCTGACCAAAACCAGAACTGTATTAAATACAAAGGCTATCTGTCAGATCCTAGTGTAAATATTTACGTATACACTGGTAACTATACTGTTAACGGCAAAAATTATAAATATTTCCCTGATGATGCAGCTTTAATGGTTGCTTCAGGAACCGGTACTACAGAGAGTGCTTGGAGAGCTTATGGTGCTTGCGAAGTTTCTGATTCTGAATTTAGAGAAGGTAGACTTGAAACAGGTGCAAGAATTACTGATTCATGGTATCAGAGAGACTATGAAAAAGGTCAGGTTGTTCAAATTCAGTCAGCACCGGTGGTTGATGTTGTAGATCCTCAGCTTTTCCATGTTATCAGAGGAATCGTTTAATGAGTAAGGTTAGATTTTTAAAGAATACGATCTTTAAAGATAGGTATTATCCAGCAGATGAAAAGGCAGAGTTCGATGATAAAGACTCTGCCTTTTTAGTTAATGGTGGTTTTGCTGAAAATGTTGATGATGCAAATCCTACTAAGACTAACGCTGATACCAGTGTTTCAAAATCTGCTGGTGTTTCTACATCTTCAAAGAAAACAACTGGTAAAAAATAATGTCTGCTTTTAAAGATGCAATAGCTAATGACATAGACAAGACATTTTTTAATCTTGATGAGTTTTCTGACGTACACAAGTATGAAGGTCAATCAATCAAGTGTCTTGTAGATGATGATCGTTTAGATACAGCTTCAGGAAGCTTTGCTAATGGAGGTGTATTTGAGCATCTAACTGAGCTGTATGTATCTGAAGAAGCTATCGGTGCGCCTGTTAAGGGGCAAAGCGTAACTCTTGATGGGGTGAAGTATGTAGTTCGCTCGGTGTCGATTGAATATGGTGTCATACGTATAGTTTTAGCAGATGAAGAACAATGAGTGATCTTAAACTTACAATTTCTGAAAATCCTTTTAAAGATCTAGAAAAAGTAACTAAAAAAGCAAAATCAAGGGCTCTATCAAGGGCCCTTCCTTTTGCCAAAAAGAAAATCACTCAAGTTATCAAAGACAACTACACGGTACAGACATCGGCTGTCAAGGAAGCTATGTCAGTACACAAAGAGGACGATAGTGCTCAAATCATTATCATAGGTCCTCCTCTTGGTATTGATAAGTTCTCCTATAAGCCTAAATACGACACTACAGGCGCAACGCAACGGCCTGTCAGGGTATCAGTCAAAAGAAATGTTCAACGTACTGTAGGTAATGGTTTTGTATGGCAGGGACACGTTTTTAGACGTGTTGGCGATGCAAGACGACCTGTAGAAAAAGTTACAGGACCTGCAGTTCCTCAGTTAATCGAAGATCCTCAAATCTTAGATGAAATATCTGAAGAAACACAGGATTACTTCGAGGAACGTCTTCAACATGAACTTGATTATGAGTTAAGTAAGAATGGTAATAAATAATCTAGTAGATGCTGTAGCAAAATTCTGTGAGAGCACTTTAGCAAATCTTATGCAACCAGCTCCTGACAAAGTTACAGAGATACGACCAGGCTCTTTAAACAGAACTGAACTTATTTCTGAGAAAACAGAGAAAAGTGAGGCTTCTTACAAGCGCATTTCCATTTTTAAAGGCTGTCTTCCACCTAAAAGGCAGAGTGAAAACGATGATTATCCTTTTGTTTTGGTTGTTCCTTCTGCAGGAACAGTAGACAGAGAGTTTGCGCATGCCACTGTAAACATATATTGCGGATCTTGGCATGACGGTAATGAAGGTTATGCCGAGGTTCTAAACATTGTTCAGCGCCTTCTGATAGCTCTATCTGAAATCGAAAGCAGTTTAGATAAACGTTACATTCCTGAATCCGATGTTAAGTGGATCTTTCCGGATGCATCTGCCCAAGCAGGTGCCCCAAAAATGTGGCAGGCAATGATCACTACTAATTGGAAATATCACACACCTTCAAACAATCTTCCTATTAAAGATGAATATTTCAAGGAGAAACAATATGAGTAAGCAAATTAAACAGCAGAGTGATGCTGTTGATACCTCTACTCAGGTCAGTGTACAGACTGCATCTGTACAAAAATCACAGCTTAAATTCCCAAGAATTTATGCAGGACCTAACGTAAATAAAGTAGGACTGAGATATGGTCAGGTGTACTCAGGACCTGACTATCCTGTTTTTGTTAAAGATTTAATGGCTAAAGCACCAACTTTAGCTTCAATGATCTTCCCTGTAAACGACATCAAAACTATCCCTGATGCCGTAGTTAAAACATTTCTTTCTCAAATTAAATGAGGCTAACACATGGCATATAGACACGGTGTCAGGACAAGTGAAGTAGCTACTTCATTACTTCCTGCAGCAGAGGTTGATTCTGCAATTACTATTGTGATTGGTACAGCTCCTATCAATCAGGTAGACGAGACTAACGTTAATAAACCTGTTCTCTGCTATTCTTATGCAGAAGCAGTTAAGGCTTTTGGTTTTCAGAAAGCAACTTTAAAAGATACTGGCTTTAAGAACTATGACTTCACCTTATCAGAGGCGATGTATGCATTTTTCCAGCTATACAATGTAGCTCCTGTAGTTTTTGTTAATGTTCTTGACCCTAAGAAGCACAAAGAAACAGCAAAGACAACTTCTTTAACTATTGATAAAAAAACTGGCTCAGCTACCATTAAAGAAGCAGGTATACTGTTATCATCATTAGTGCTTCGTAAAGATGCTGGATCTGAACCTTATGTTTTAGGCGTCGACTATGTAACAGAGTTCGATGATGATGGTTATGTTGTTGTTACTTCATTAACAGATACTTCTACAACTGATTTTAAGTTAGCAACTGATGCTGATATTGTTGTAGCTGCTGAAGTATTAGATCCAAGCAAGGTAACCTCAGATGACATTATTGGCGGAGTAAATGCTGATGGTGTTAAAACAGGTTTAGAACTTGTTGAAGATGTATTCCCTAAGTTTAGAGTTGCCCCTTCAATTATTGCTTGTCCTCGTTACTCAGGCGATGCTGGTGTTGCTGCTGTGATGTCTGCAAAGGCAGATGGATTTAATGACATCTTTAAAGCTATTGCTTTAATTGATGTTCCTTCTACTGTAAAGAACTATACTGATGTACCAACATATAAAAACAACAATAATCTGACTTCTACAAATGAGGTTGTATTGTGGCCTTGCTTAAATATGTCTGGCACTATCTACAACTTCTCATCTCAGTTTGCAGCTCTTTTAGCTGAAGTTGATGACGATAATAGCGGTATTCCTTACGTATCTCCTTCAAATAAGAATATTCAGTGCACTGGTTTATGCTTAGCAGATGGTACTGAGATTATTGTTGATAACTCTCGAGGTTCATACCTTAACGGAAATGGTATTGTAACTGCTAACAACATGTTTTCAGGTTGGGTAGCTTGGGGCAACCGTACTGGTGCATATCCTGGCAATACTGATGTTAAGGATGTGTTTATTCCTGTACGCAGAATGTTTAACTTCATCTCAATTCAGTTAGCAAAGACATTCTGGCAGAGAATTGACTTCCCACTAAACCGCAGACAGATTGATACTGTACTTGACAGTGCCAATATCCTGCTAAACGGATATGCAAGCAAAGGCTATATCTTAGGTGGACGTGTAGAGTTCTTGGATTCTGAGAATACAACTACTGACTTAATGGATGGTAAAGCTGTATTCCATGTCTACATCACCCCTCCATCACCTAATAGAGAGATTGACTTTGTACTTGAGTACGATCCTTCATACTTACAGACACTATTTGCTTAAGGAGTTTAATTTATGGCAGTAGATGTAAATACAAGCGAGCCAATTAGACTCGTTAATTTTAGAGCTTATAACAGCTCAAACATGCTTATTGGCGTAACTGACTTAACTCTTCCTAAGATTGAGTACATGTCTGACACTGTAAAAGGCGCAGGTGTCGCAGGCGAGGTTGACTTGCCTACCCTAGGGCATACCGGTTCTATTACAGCTACTATCAATTGGAGAGCTGCAACTGAGCAGGCAGCAGAGCTTGCTGAGCAGAAAACTCATGAAATGGATTTTAGAGGCTCTGTTCAGTACTACGATGCAGGAACAGGTGAATACAAGACTATTCCTGCAAGAGTTTCTTTAAGAACAACTCCAAAAAGCTTTGAAATTGGCAAGTTTGAGCCTTCAGCAACAATGGATCAAACTGAAGAATTTGAGGTTGTTTACTTAAAGTACACCTTAAATGGTGTAGACAAGATTGAAATTGATAAATTCAATTTTGTTTCCAAGATCAACGGTAAAGACTACCTAGAAAACGTACGTTCCGATATTGGAATGTAGTCGTGTCGTAACTCGTCAGGCTGTTTTCAGCTTGACGACTTTTAATTATAGCTGTTTAAGAGATTTAAGATGAAACTAACATTTGATAAACCATACGAATTTGAAGGCAAATCTTACAATGAATTAGATATTCCATTAGAGAATATCAATGGTAAAGAGCTTTTAAAATACCATAAATCATATGTTAACAGTAAGGCAAAACCTCAGGAGCGAGTACAGGCAAGTAATTTATTACTAACTGTATCAGGTGATCCTAATTTTGTTATTTTTATTGCAGCATCAGCATCAAAGCAACCAATTGAGTTTTTTGAAAACTTACCTGCTAAAGAGGTTATTTCTTTAGTAGCACAAATCTCATCTTTTTTGCTAGCGTAGGTATTGATACCAACTCCTCTCTTGAAGAACAGCTTCATACTTTAAGACGAGGCGTTATAAAAATGTCACAGTACCTACATTCTTCATATCTTGAATTAGAATCGCTTCCATTAGGTGACTTGATGTCACTTATCAAAGACGTTGTTGCTGAACAAAAAAAACAGCAGGAAGTGATAAACCAAGGAAGTTCTAACCATGGCTATTGAGCGCGAACTTGTTTTAAACATTGCCGGTAAAATCAGCAAAGCTTTTAATGACAGTATCAAGCTTGTAAATACTCAACTGAGCACAATGGGGACTAAAACTCAAACTGCTGCAGGTGAGATTGAAAAACTACAGGCTGTCATTACCAAGCGCAAAGAAGTTGTTGAAGCAACCGACAAATACGCAAAATATGCCAAGAAGGTTGAAGAACTTCAAACCAAAATGTCGACTGCAAGCAAGGTCACAGCCTCAATGCAGTCTAATTTTGATAAAGCACAAAGAGTAGCTGACAAATACAAAGATGAACTTAACAAAGTTAAGAATGAGTTAGGTGATTTAGAGTCTCAAAACAAAACTGCAGGTTTGTCTGTAGAAGAGCTTTCTAAAAAGTATGAACAGCAAAATTCAATCTTAAAAAAGAACGTCGAAGCTATAGAAAAAGCATCTAAAACCGTAAATCACGGTCAGGATATCATGCAGTCTGGCAAAAATTTAAGGATGTCAGGGGCTACTTCTATGCTAGAAGGCTATGCAATGTTAAAGACAGTGCAACAGCCTTTAAACGATGCTATTGATTTTGATGCTCAAACTAAAAATCTAGCTTTGTACACTGACAAAGCTGAAGCTCTCATGAAGATTAACATGGAGCTTTCTAAGCAGGATGATCTTTCTGTTGGTGAGTATCAGAAGATACAGGTATCTGGCATTACAGCAGGTACTGTAGATCCTAAGAATATACAACAGATTAAAGATTACTCTGTAGCTGTAGCAAATGCATCAGATGCTTTAAATCTGTCTAGTGACACTGTGTCAAACGCTTTTAACCAGTTTAACGACCAGTTAACTGGTGATATGTATAAGACAACACAGCTCTTTGATACTATCAATTCTGTATCAAAGGCTGCACAGGCTGATGCGGGCTCTTTAATCAGTGTAATGCAGAACTCTGCTACTACTGTAAGATCATTCACCTCTCTTACCAATGATCAGATTGTAGGTTTATCAGCAGCATTCACCAAGATGTCTTCATCTGCAAGTGCTGCATCTACCTCACAAACCTTGTTTATCAAGTCTCTGACAATGGGCAAGGGCGCAACCAAGAATCAGCTTGAAGGTTGGAATGCTCTAGGCATAAATGCCGAGAAATTAGCTCAGGCAATGAATGGTGGTCCTAAATCAGCTCAGGCTGCTATCTCTGCTGTTTTAGATGCTTTAAACAAGTTGCCAAAAGCTGAAAAACAGGCAACCATGTCTAAAATCTTTGGTAAGAACCAAGAGTTACTGGCTACTGTAGATAAGTTGTCTTCAAACAAAGCTGGTTACTATGATCTTGGTATGAATACAGCTACATCAGACAATAAAGGCAGTGTTCAAAAAGATGCTGATATTGCTGACAGCTCTGCTGAAGCTCAGCAGAAGATCTTAGCTAACAATATGAAGGCTCTGTCCATCATTATTGGTCAGCAATTGTTACCTGTATGGAATGACCTTTTAGGCAAAGCCATTGAACTTGGCACAATGATCGTAAATCTTGCGCAAAAGTTCCCTACATTGACTAAGAGCGCGTTATATCTCTTTGGTGTAATGGCAGGTGGTAAGATTGCCCTTGGTGCTTTAACATGGGTAGCCGGTAGCTTAATCACCTGTATTGGCAGAGGTGTTGTAATCTTCGGCAGATTAAAGCAGGTTTGGCTTGTAGCAAATGGCGTAATGTCGGCAAGCTCCACTTGTATGAGAGTATCTGCAAGTGTTCTTAAAGGGCTTACTGCACTGTTTCGCCTTAACACCTACAAAGTCATAGCAAGTACTGTAGCTCATAAAGTACACAATGCTGTTCTTTTAACAGGTAAAGGAATTACTACAGCATACAAAGCTGTTGTGTCAGCTCTATCTGTAGTTTTTAGTCTACAGACATACAAGACCATTGCACTTACAGTTGCAGAAAAGGCTAAAAACGCAGCTATGATTGTGGGCTCTACTGTAGCAAAAACAGCAGGAGCTGTAATGGCTGTTTTAGCCAATATGACAGGCTTATCAACAGCTAAGACTTGGTTATATGTAACAGCTCAAAAGGCTATGAGTGCTGCTATGATTGTGGGCTCTACTGTAATGAAAGGTTTGGCTGCAGCTGGCAGGATCTTAAATATTGTGCTCATGGCAAATCCAATTGGTTTAATCATTGGTTTAATCGGTGGCTTGATTGCAGCCGGTGTATGGTTATACCAAAACTGGGATACTGTTAAGGAAAAGGCAGGTCAGCTATGGGATTGGTTTGCGCAAAAGTTCCCTGGTATTGCTACAGTAGTTCAAACTGTAATAGGTACAGCGGTAAACAGCTTTAAGACACTGATATCAGTTGTATCAAGTGTTTGGGAACGAGTAAAAGCAATCTTTAGTAACATAATTGATTTTGTATCCAATGTGTTTACAGGTAACTGGAGTGCTGCTTGGGAGAATGTTAAAAATATCTTTGGTAACGTCTTTGGTGCATTGGTAGATTTGGCAAAGCTTCCTATCAACAGTTTAATCAACCTTATCAATAAAGCCTTTTCATCTATTGGCTCTATCAGTGTTGATATTCCTGATTGGGTGCCTGGTGTTGGTGGTAAAACCTATGGTTTTGAGATGCCTCAAATACCTGCCCTTGCAACAGGTGGTATTGCTACAGCACCTACACTGGCATTGATTGGTGAAGGTAAGGAAAATGAAGCTGTACTTCCATTATCAAAACTTGAATCAATGTTATCTGTATCAGCCCAAAACGCTGAATACAGTGCACGTAATGAAGCTGTAACAAACTTCTCAAGTCAGGAAGCTCAAAACAGATATGGTTATGCTCCATCAGCGGTGATGATACCTGAGTTAGATAGTAGCTTAGGTTCTACTAACAATGTATCTAATTCAACGGTTAATTCAACCTATGGTGGTAACAGCACTAAGACCTCATCCATAGTTGTTAACTTTAATCCTCAAATTACAGTTAATGCAGGTAATGGTGAAAAGGCAGATCCTTATGCTCAGGTAACTAAGGCTTTAACTGAGGGTCGTAACTCATTAAAGAGAGAATTAGAAAAACTCTTTAGTGACAGGTCAAGGCTTACCTTTTCTTAAAGTTAAGTCTGCTTATGTTCAGGAACTCTTCTAGTAGATAAAAAACACCTGCAAGAGTTCCTAGAATAAGGAATGCAACCATGCAAACTGAGCCTGCAGTATCTGCAAAGCTGTCGCCTAAAATGTAAGAAGATACAAAGCCTACAAAGGCAGAGACAAATAAAGAAATAAAGTACAAAACAAAGAAACCTAAAGCGCCAATGGTAAGAAATATCACTGCTAGAGCTATAAGTAAAACAGTTCTTTGTACGTTGTTACTTCCTAAATTTAGTTCAAACCAGTCTTTTAAAGACAGCTTTTTATCATCTTGCATAGACATACCTGTAATGATTGAGATTTGTTTAAAGTATAGAACAATATGAGCAAAATATATAATTCAATCCAAGGTGACACTTGGGATAAGATTGCTAAAGAACAGTTGGGCAGTGAGTATCTGATGTCAGAGCTTATAGCTGCAAACTTATCTTTAAGTCACTATGCAATTATGCCTGCTGATCTACAGATTGTTATACCAGATATCAATGTATCACCCAGAGCTATAGATCCTCAGTTATTACCACCATGGAAGAGAAACAGTAATGGATAACTTAGCTTCTGTACTACATACCTTTGTAAGTGTTGTTTATCAGAATACTGATATCTCAAAAGATGTATATGAAGATCTTTTAAACATCTCTTATACAGATAAGATTGAGGATGAAGGCGACGAACTTACAGTTACGTTAAAAGACGAAACAGGCAAATGGGCTGGCTCTTGGTCTCCTGAGCGCGGTGCTAAAATCACAGCTACTTTTGAAACTGAGAGTAGAGGCTGCTTAGCTACAGATACCATGATCGTAGACAGCTTAAAGACCTCAGGTTCACCAAGAATATTTGAGCTCTCGGCTGTAAGTATTCCTTTAGATAACACCATCAGACGTGAGCTTAAAACACGTAACTTTGAGAACATAAGCTTAAAAACATTAGGTCAGCAGATAGCCGATGAGGCAGGTCTCAAGTTCTTCTTTGACTGTGAAGATGTGCCAGAATACGACAGGTTAGACCAAAAACGTGAAAGTGATTTGGCTCTTCTACAGCGTTTATGTAAAGACGCTGGCTTATCCGTGAAGGTAAGTGCACAAACCTGTATTATCTTTGACCAAAAGAGCTATGAAAGTAAGAAAGCTGTAAAGACCTACAATCTGGGTACAAGCCCTATCTTAAACTGGTCGTTTCAGGCTCAACAGTCACAAAGATACAAAGCATGTACAGTTAAATGGCGTGATACTACCAAACGTCAGGATTCCAATAAAGGCGGTTCATCAACTCAATCTGCTCAATCAAAGATTGCTGTTCAGTCATCTCCTGTAGCAGTACAGGCTGATACTTCAAATCCTGACATCTTTGGCTCTAACAATGTAGATACTAAGTCAAAAAAGATATCTAAAGCCAAATCTAAAAAAGGCAATCAAAAGCAGAAAGTTGAAGATCAGGATTACACCTACACTGACGATAGTGTTGAGGAATCAGGCCAAACCTATGTATTAAAGAAGCGATGCTGTTCTTTAAAAGAGGCAGAGCGTTTAGCCAAAGCAACACTGCGTAAGCTGAACTTAAGACAGACTACAGGCTCTTTATCTGTAGTAGGTGATCCTCTTATGGTGGCAGGCTCTGTAATTGAGTTAACCGGTTTTGGTTCTTTTGATGGTAACTTCATCATCGAAAGAGCTGAGCACTCAATGGGTCCTAGTGGTTATGTGACATCACTGGATGTTAGAAGAGTAAACAATACATACTAATGAACAACGACTTTTTATCAGCAAATGAGCGCGTATCTAGTTTAGAGAGCACCTTAACAGAGATTATTCGTGTAGGTACAGTAAGCTCTACTAATCCTCAAAAGCACACGGCAAGAGTAACCATCTCTGATGAGGATAACCTTACAACTCATGAACTGGCTGTATTGTGCCGTAATACCTTCAAAAATCACGACTACAATATGCCTGATGTTGGTGATGATGTTCTATGTGTGTTTATGCCTCAGGGCATCGAGGAAGGTTTTATCTTAGGCTCTTTCTATGCCGGTAATGTTCAACCTCCTACAACGAACCAAGATGAACGCAAGGTAGAATTTGATGATGGAACCACAGTTACTTATAACCGACAATCACATGAACTTGATGTTGTCATTGCTGATACTCATATCCACGCTGACAGACAAAAGGTTGATGTAACTACCAAGGTTTCTGTGAATGTAACTACAGACGGTACTATCAACCTTGATGCTAAAGGAAATATCAACATATCTTCAAGTGCTAACGTAAATATTACAGGTTCTAAGGTAAACATTAACTAGGAGCAAATATGCCTGCTGTTACAAGAGTTGGTGATACTAATACAGGTCATGACTTATGTCCTCCAGTGTCTTTAGCTTCAGGATCATCAAATGTATTTGTTGACAAGATTGCTGTAGGTAGAGTTGGTGATTCATATTCAGCTCATGGCTGTATTATCCATATTCCACACTCAGGAGCAATTGCATCAGGTTCTTCTACAGTCTTTGTTAATGGTATTCCTGTAGGTCGTATTGGTGACAGTGTGTCATGCGGTGGTTCTGTAGCACAAGGCTCATCAACAACATTTGCTGATGATGGTAATGCTGAATGCAAAAACAGACATCAAGCAGCATTTACTAAAATGAAAGTAGTCAACTCTCTGCCCTCTGTTGACTACAAAGACAGAGTAACAGCTAAAAAGATAAAAGAGCAGCAAAGTGAGCAAGGTTCATCTTCAACAACACCGGATAAAGGTAACAGCTCTCTTGGTTTAATCATGCCAACTGTAGATATAGTCGTTGATAATCAAAAGTGCACTTTACCAGTATCATCAGTTGATGAGTTTAAAACTATTGTTACTTTACCTGAGATTGCAAGACACATCTCAAAAGTTAAAGTTCCTTTAGCTGAAGACAAGCAAGGCTGGTATTACCTTGCACTGATGTTTGAAAAGTGGCTGTGTAATGACGGTTTTGATTTTGAACAGCATCGACACAAAATTATCGAAAATGGTAAAGAAAGGTATGAGCTAGATGATGATTGCTATGATGATCCGTTCTTTATCAAATGGGATTGGTTGTACAAATATGATGATGTAAAAGAAAAAACAGATGAACTTATAAAAAATGCTACCAATGAAGCAGGTAAGAAAGAACTTGCAAGGATGTTAGCTAAGCAGTTAAAAGATGATCCTGATTTAACTGAGTTCCATTTTATCAGTAACAGTAATAACAGACATATTGGCTCAAACAACTTTGCATCGGTTAATAATAAAGGTGTAACAAGCAATCTATATCCTAACGGTTTGTTTGCTGCAATGGGAAGTTTTACTTTAAAAAGCTTGCCTGCAGGAACAATTGATAAAATTGATGACAACAGGTACAAGGTTACTGTAAATCAATTAGCTGTTTATGCTGAGGATAGTTTTCAGTTTGCTGATAATGAATACCTTGGGTATTGGTCGGCGAATCTATTAGATTTCTTAATAGGACCGTTAGATCTTTTTAATTATGTAAAATTAAATAATAGTGATTTTAGAGACTTTAGAAAGACCTATAATAAAGGTAAGGATTTTGTAGTTTTGTCTGACAACCATGTAATCCAAGACTATGAGCCGGTATCTTTTGAATTTACTGTAGATGATGATTATGAAGTTACTAAAATCAATTAAAGATGCATTAAAAGGATTTTGGAAGAGACATAAATACTGTCTAATTGTTGGATTTATAATCTATGTTAGCTTTTCATCTTTAGAGTGGTATAGTTTTCTTTTTGATCCTCATTATTATATGCCTCATCATTTTGATGATGCTTTTATCTGGCCTTTCTTTTATGGAGTATGGAGATTTATAAGCAATCTTGATGCTCTTTTCTGACAGTTATTAGGTAATTATGAAGTTACTAAGATCAATTAAAGATGCATTAAAAGGATTTTGGAAGAGACATAAATACTGCTTGATATTTTTTTTTACAGTATATGTACTTTTTTCTAGTCTTAAATGGTATGAATACTACGAATATATAATAGTAGAGCACTATTCTCCATATGATTTTTCAGATATTTTTATTTGGCCTTTCTTTTATGGGGTATGGCGATTTGTAAGTAATCTTGATGCTCTTTTCTGACAACCACATAGTTCAAGATTATGAGCCTGTATCATTTGAGTTTACTGTAGATGATAATTATGAAGTTATTAAAATTGTATAAGTACTGTTTACAAAGGTTGCGCTTATGTACAGAAATTGGAAACTGTTAAAAGATATCCTTGAAGAGGCATCTGTTGGTAATTGTACTGTATCAAGCAATGACATTAACGAGCTACAGCATCACATTAAGTTACTTCATGACAGTGGATACCTTAATCTAGGTAATCAAATCAAAAGCGACAGTACTGCTCAGCAGATTATTGCAAATCTTAATAAGTGCTCATTAACCATGAAAGGTTATGATTTATTGGATTGCATGTATTACAAGGGCTTTGAAAAGGTTATTGAAGGTCTAAACAATCTCAATATCAATGGTCCTTTAGATTTGGTTGTAGAACTAACTCAAAAGCTCATCAAAAAGGATATGATGAATTATCTCTGTTTGGATGAATCATGAAACGTAATTGGACAATAGTTAAAGAAATTCTTGAAGCAATCGAGACTAACCAGATAAAAACTCACTGGGAGTCATTACCTGAAGAACAACATGATCTTGTGCTCCTTCATTATGAATTACTTGAGGAAAGTGGACTTATATCAAACTATCAGATGGTAAATGATGTTGATATTGACGGTTTTAGTCACAGGCATCCTCTTTTTTGGAAAGAAAGGCCAGGCATACCATCAATAAGATTAACCATGAAAGGGTATGATCTTCTTGAAGTTCTACGTGATCAAGCTCTTTGGAACAGGATCATCAATAAAGCAAAAGCAGTTGGTGTAAAACTTACTTTTGAATTTATTAAACAGGCAATTCCTGTGATATACAAACAGCTACTATAAGCTTAAAATTACGTAAGCACGTATAAACATTAGGAGCTGAATCATGGCAAACATTATCGCTACAGTATGGGATTTTGATAAGACTTTGATTAAAGGTTACATGCAAGATCCTCTTTTTGAAGATTATGGTGTAGATGGTCGTAAGTTTTGGGAAGAAAACAACAATCGAATCGCAGAATTAAAAGCATCAGGGCTTTCTGTAAACGATGATACTTTTTACTTAAATCAGATCCTAAAGTACGTACGCAACGGAAAATTCAAAGGGTTAAATAACAAAAAGCTACTTTCATATGGAACTAAGCAGCAGTTCTATGATGGTGTTGAAGATTTGTTCAGATGCATCTCACAGCTGTCCACTTCCGTATCTGAGTATCATGATGAAGGAATTGTCTTTGAAAACTACATTATTAGCTCTGGCCTTAAGAAGATCATTGAAGGAACATCTTTAAAACAGTATGTAAAAACTGTTTGGGGATGTGAGTTTTCAGAGTCAATAAATGATGTATCGGGTAAACTTGAACTGTCAGATATCGCCTACTGTATTGATAACACCACCAAGACAAGAGCTTTATTTGAGATTAACAAAGGCGTAAACATTCCTGATCTCAATATTGATGTTAATACTGCTATTCCACAAGAACAAAGACGAGTTCAGTTTATTAACATGGTTTATATTGCAGACGGTCCTAGCGATATTCCAGCTTTCTCTGTTGTCAATAAAAACAAAGGCGCAACCTTTGCTGTATACCCAAAAGGTAACCTAGAGGCTATGCAACAGGTTGATAAAATGAGAAAGGACGGTCGCATTCAAATGTATGCTGAAGCTGACTACCAAGAAGGCTCTATGGCAAGAATGTGGATCTTAGAAAAGTTAAACTCACAGGCAAGGTTCATCATTGATAATAACCATAAATCATATCAGCAGTATGGTAAAGGAACCCCACAGCATTTGCTAAACTGATTGGCACTCATAAAAATCTGCGCTATACTATAGATGTAGCTACAAGCTACCGTGCCTCAAAAACACGATCTAAATAGCGCAGATCAAGATACATATCTATCTCACCATATTACATACAAAGCTCTTGGCTAGTTGTATTTGCTCTATGGTGGTGTGGTGTGAATATACTGAATAAGCACCGCTCGACTGCGCTCGGGTTTTTGAGCACCACCGACCCACTCAAAAATGGGTTAAGAATAAATTTAGCGCAGGAGACATATCATGTCTAATTCAAATCTAACTTCATACAACTTCCATAACTCTGACATTCGTGTTGAACAGAACGATAAAGGCGAAGTACTCTTTTGCCTGGCTGATGTGTGCAAGTCACTTAACTTACAGAATCCAACACATGCAGCAAATCAGATTAAAGAAGAATTTGGGAGACCTACATTAGATGTAGCCCTCCTCAAAGACGCTAATAACCACGGTCAACAATGCACCATGATCACCGAGCCACAGTTATACTTCGTAATGATGAGATCTAACTCTAAGATTGCCCGTGAGTTCAGACAGTGGATTTGTAATGAAGTGCTTCCAGAAATTAGAAAACGCGGTGCCTATGTTGCGAAGGCAGAAGAGCCAAAAGCTCAAGCAAGAAAATGCTGGTACGTTGAACAGCTCACTGCCCTGTTTGAATCTTATGGTGTTAATCGTGAAGTATTAGCACGCGCTCTTGATATAACCTCACGTGCTTTTAAGCAAGGTTACGCTATTGGTATCAACAAGGCTGAAGAAGAGCATGCAAGAAATAATTCTGAAATGCTGCTGTCTGATGATGAAGCTCAGGCAATTGATCATGTGGTTTACTATCACAAGTTATTCAGACCAGATATTCTGAAAGCATGTAAGGAACTCAGAGACATAAAAGCACAGGCTATGAAGTTGGTACTAGCACTTGATAACATACCAGATGCAAGGCTGTATGAGTCAGCTGTTGCACCTGATATTAGTGCACAAAGATTAAAGAGATTTAATACCACAAAAGTTAAGAAAGGTGCACTTGTAGTCGGTGCATAGCAGCTTAAACATATATTTATCAATACAGCCCTTTGGTTAACACCTTAGGGCTTTTTTATTACCTAAGGATTCAATATGAAGATTGGTTTACAGGGAATGTTCGGTTTTGTACCGTTCACCTGTTCTGATAAGAGAGTTTTGACATTCCAAGATCTTCAAGTGCAGCGTTCTGCTAGGTATGCATCTCACAAGATCATAGGTCAAAAGCCTGTAAATGAATTTATAGGTCCTGACTCCGATAAGGTCTCTTTTAAAATTCAGTTAATCAGAAATTTAGGCTCACCTCCTGCACTGTATTTGCCAATTTTAAGAGAGATGCTTGAGAGTGGAGAAGCCTATCGTTTAGTGTTAGGTCTCGACTATTTTGGCAAGTTCATTCTCTCTGATTTATCAGAAGATCGTAAATACTACGATGGACGAGGTGGCATGCAAGTTTGTGATGTTACTTTAAACCTAACCGAAGCTAAAGGTTTCTCTTTAGTAGCTTATGCTAAATCAATGGTATCCAAGATTATTTAAGGCTCTATATGAATGTATCGACCATAACAGTATCAACAAATGAACCTGTTAGCCTTGCACCTTCTAATGAACTTCTTGAGATAAGACAGAATGTTGCAACCATTCTTAAAACAATAAAAGGTTCAGTTCCATTGGATAGAGATTTGGGAGTTGACTTTAGCCCATTAGATTCTCCTGTAAATCAATCTTTAGCTTTATGGAGATTGGCTGTAATTGATGCTATCGAGCGCGATGAGCCTAGAGTTAAAGTTAAATCTGTTGCTTTAGATCAGGATAAATCAGATGTAGCAGAGGGCGTATTAGTTCCTATAGTAACACTGGAGGTTGTAATTAATGAGTGAAATATTTCCACGATTTGATTTACCAGAGCTTAACTTTTTAACAGTTGATGCTACAGCTAACGAGCAACGCATTATCGGTAAGTATGAAGAGCTTACAGGTAGAACTTTAGCTAACGGTGATCCTGTAAGGCTGTTTTTACTGTCTTTAGCTGCAGAAAGCACTATGTTAAGACAGGCTTTCAACCTTGCTGCAAGACAAAACCTTTTATCCTATGCTACAGGTGATCATCTAGATGCTCTAGGTGAAATGGTAAACACTCAGCGTATTACCGCTCAAAAGTCAGTCGTCACTTTAAGATTTAACTTAAACACTGCCCAATCAGGTGTGTATGCAATACCTGCCGGTACAAGAGTATCAGACGGTACAACCATGTTTGCTACCAATGAGTTAGCAGAAATACCTGAGGGTGAAACTACTATTGATGTTGTGGCAACCTCAACTGTAGAAGGCAGTTACACCAACAATATCAAAGCAGGTGCTATCAACACTGTAGTTGATCTTCTACCTAATCTTGAGAGTGTAGAGAATATCAATCAACCATCAGGTGGAGCTGATACAGAAACAGATGAAGCCTATGCTCAAAGAATACATTTAGCACCAGGCTCTTTCTCTGTAGCTGGTCCTCATGACAGTTATGAGTATTACTGCAGAAAATTCTCTGCAGCTATTATAGATTGCAGCATTTACGGCTTGCCTGAGCATGCCGGCAATGTATATATCCATCCATTGTTAACAGGTGGTACTTTACCAACAGAAACCTTTGTTAGTGAATTAAAGAACTACCTGAGCACGGATGATATTAGACCATTGACAGACAACGTACTTGTAAGTGCACCTCAAGCTGTAGCTTACACAATCAATCTTAAGTGGTTTTTAAACACCAGTGATGTGAACAGAATATCTCAGGTGACATCAGCTGTAGTACAGGCTGTTGAAGAGTACAGACAGTGGCAGCAAACAAAGATCGGGCGCGATCTTAACCCTGATGAGTTAATTAAGCGTCTTCGTAATGCAGGTGCCAAAAGAGTTGAAATAACCTCACCTGTCTTTACAGAAGTCACCAAATCTCAGGTTGCTCAGTGCCCTGCATCAGATGTAACCATTACCTACGGTGGTGTTGAAGATGAGTAATAAGATTGAAGATAAAACTCTTCTTCATCAGCTTTTACCGTCTTCAATAGCAGATGAAGAAATATTTAAAAATGCTGCTACGGCATTACATACAAATAGCGATACAAAAGGTCATCTAAACGATGGCCTTTTTTATTACCTGTTAGATAGTGCATCCAGTGAGCTTTTAGATCATTTGGCATCACAGTGGCGTGTGGGTGTTTGGCGAGATTCATGGCCTGTAACACGTAAGAGGTTGGTTCTTAAGACAATCATTAAGACCTTATCTCACTACGGTACCAAGAAAGCCATTATCGATGTACTGGAGTCACTTGGTAATGGTGCTCAGATAAAAGAATGGTTTGAATCTGACCCACCATCAACACCTCATACTTTCCAAATCAATATTGATTTGAATGTTCAACAGGTAAAAGCCGAAGCTATTGATGATGCTGTTACAGCATTGAATATAGTAAAGCCTGTGCGTTCTCAATATACGGTAACGCAGTATCTACAGGTTGGTACAGATTTAAAGATGTATCCGTACCGACGTCAAATCGTGTTTGCACGACTTAAAGTTTCTGCCTGTCCAGAACAGACAGTAAAAGGAACCGCTAATGTTATTCCTATGGTTCGTCCATTGACATTAGCAAGAATACAAAGACCTCCAAGACTGCAAGGTGCAGTTAAAGGAACAGCTACATATTTCTCAGGTATTAGACCTCTCACAATTAAGCATTTAAGAAATCAGGAGTAATAGTTATGTCTCAGACAACTTTAGTAACCGCAGCTGGTATTCAGGCAATGATCAATGCTGAGCGTTCAGGTACAGAAAAGGTTAAGTTAACTTCTATCAAATTTGGTTCAGATATCATTGTACCAACACAGTACACAACTGATATGGGCACCATTGTAGCTGAGTGTTCTGCTGTAGGTGGTAAGAACATCGGTGATCAGATGATCCACATCTCAGGTGCTGATAGTTCTAGTGCTACTTATGATGTGTACACTGTAGGTGTATTTACTGATACTGGTATTCTGTTTGCAATCAGCTCATCAGATACTCCAATTATTAACAAGTCAAAACTTGCTGTAGGTGCAATTGCATTTGATATCACCCTAACATCAGCTTCACCTGATGTAATTGATTTTGGTGATTCATCATTTACAAATCCACCTGCAACATCAGAAACTGAAGGTGTTGTCAGAATTGCTACTGTCGAAGAAGGCATTAAAGGTGAAAGCAACTCTGTAGCTATGACTCCTTACACTGTTAAAAAGCATATTGAGTCAAGTGAAGCTATTGTTCACAGAACAGGTGATGAAATTATTAAAGGTAAAAAGACATTTGAAACACCTATCAAGTCAGATGTAAATGGTAACTCTGATACTTCAAGTAAGTGGAAGACAGCTAGAAAGATCAATGGTTCATTTGTTGATGGTTCAACTGATATCACTACATCAAAATGGGGTGCTCCACGTGGTTTTCAGATTACAGATGCAACCAAAGAGCACACCTCAGCTAAAGTATCTGTAGATGGCTCAGCTGATAATGTCATTCCATTGCCAGAAACAATTAAAGCAACACTTATCGGTAAGTCAACTTCTACTGATAAATGGGCGATTGCACGTAAATTAACATTAAAAGATGGCAATGGCTATACAAACAATTCTATTGTAGCTGATGGTTCTAAAGATATTGAAATAACTGTTCCTCTTGGATTTGCAACTCCTGTAGGTACTGTAATGATGATTGCTGGCTCTTCAATTCCATCAGGTTTCTTACTCTGTAATGGCGCTGCTATTTCAAGAACAACTTACGCAAAACTATTTGCTGCAATTGGTACTATGTATGGTGCTGGTGATGGTGCAACTACTTTTAATCTGCCAGATATGCGAGACAGATTTGCTGAAGGTGCGGGTGGTACTTATAGTGTTGGTACAGCCGTCGAAGCGGGATTACCTAATATAACTGGTGGTTTTTGGGATTTAGCTTCGACTTTAAACATTCCA